TTCCCATATTGAGACTGCCAGTCTTCATAAAACATATCCCAACTCATTCCCGTATCTTCCCCAGTAAGAGGATTTATATATGTAGTAGGCATATTGGTTTGACCTTCTTGACCAGTCTGTGGCTTAGGGCTAGTCTGAACCTGAGGAGACCATATACCTTTTTGCCCTCCTACAGGATTTTCAATTGCTGGCGGAGCAGGGGATAATGGACTTGAATCTAATGATTGAGTTCTTCCTACAGAATCTGGTCTAACACCTCCTTGTGAAAGGCCTTCTCCTGGTTTAAATATATTGTCTTGATCTCCCTTCTCTCTTTCTACAAGATAATCAAAAGGTTCTTTTATTTTATTTGTCTGTGCCATTTGTAATTTCCTTGGGTCTTTCTGCGACTTCTAGCATTTTATCATCAAAGCCTCCAAATGCGACTCCTGTTAATTGAGTTACTGTTGTTTTTTGCTTGTCTTCAAGATCTAAAATATCAGCCAACTTAAATAAAGCCCTTAATTTTACATCCTCCTTCTCTGACAACCTTGCGGCATCATTGATCCCCTTAAGCACACTTTCATTAGTAATGCCTAAATCATCTAATACTGGTTTTAACTCTTCTTTCACAGCTGTTAATACGCTCTCCTTTTTTATAAGACTTGCAGCCTTATCATTAGCATACATACTATTATTAGTAGGGAATGCTTTTAAATATGCTTTCTCAGGGCTAAGCTTCTCTTGTGTCAAATAATACACAAACATTTTCTCTTTCCTGGTCATTCCTCTATTAATAGGCTCTCTTAAGCCTGAAAAAGAATAAATATTCTCTCTTTTAGAAGTATCCATTCTTACACTATCTCTAACAGGGAAAGTTCCTGTACAGGTCCCAACGTAAGTTGCGGTTCTTTCCTTTCCCTTTGGTCGCATCATAGTCCCACTTCTTAGGATCTGAATGATGCATTCATCATCTGTCTTTACCCAGTCGGTTGTCCGACCATCCCTCCAGTCCTCCAGATACTTTAGCTCTGGCGGCGCTTCCTCAACAGAGTCATAAACGGCATGTTCTACACCGTTAACTTTATAAAATCT